TAGTACGGACAGCAAAAATTTTATCGTTCGAAGTCATTTGATCAAGAATACGCTGAGGATAAATAGTTCCACTGATTGCAGTAAGGCGAGCATCAAGAGCTGCAATAGTTTCGTAGTTAGCAGAAGTAGAAAAAACGGCAGCAGTAACTGCAACCGAACCAGAAGTAAGTCGAGCTTTAGAAGTTACACTTGCAGCTTCTAAATCTCCAACCATATGTTGACCCATTATGCTTCACCACCCCTTTGAATCTTCGACTGGGTAGTAGGTCCAAATTGTGTCGGCGCTTGATCTGGTGCAGAAGGTGGAGCTTGTCCTTGAAATGGATCAGAAGGAACATTAGCTCCATCTTTCATCATTTCAATAGAGTTAGTTCCTGTTTGTCCGCCCATAGAAGCTGCGACATGCATTTGAACATGTTGCTCAAAAATCTCTTTTGATACATCGTCAAGCATTTCAAATGCCTGACCCTTACGATACTTATTGTGAGTGGAAATATGTAGCATATGATTATCATACGAATTAACTGGCACTAGCTGCGGTGCCATTTGGGCCATCTCTGGATTCTTTGCAAATTGAGCCATCTTAAGATTTTCACGCTGAGCCTGCCTGACATCGACTTGCACAGCTTCATAAATCTTAGAGATGCCACCCATTTCCATAACTTCCAATCCCGTAGCAGGATCAATAAATCCCATTTTCATGAGATCCATAATAAATGCCTGCTTAGCGGCTTTAGAAGTAGGAAGCGCAGAACCAGCTTCAATTCTAATGTCAGTATTAGATCTTAGGTCTGAACCTTTAAAGGAAAGAGAATCGAAATATCCGTCTTCGCCTACGACTTTAACAATACGGGGTGCATCCCAATATTGTTGAACATAGGACAAAGTCATGAAACCGAGCTTCTCATAAGCTTCTTCGAGAGATGCAAAAGAAAACGACAACATACTATCATCTTGCTCTTGCAAGAAATTGATAGCAGTTGCAGCGGTAACGCCAGGCGGCACCTGCCCTTTAGAAACCTCATGTTGACCCGAGATATCATTCATATCTTGGATAATTCTATCAAGTTGCTGAGGTACATAAGAAGGTATAGGTTCAAGCCTCATTTGCTCAGGTTTATTATAACCTGGCTGATACTCAATTACTTGTCCCGGCTCCGACGTGATTTTAGACGGATCGATCGCACCTTTTTCGGCAATAATTTGCGGCTTCGCCATAGCATTTTTCGACTCAATGATTTGACCGTTGGTTCGGTTATACTCACGCTGAAGAGGAACAAGATCGACAATAGTAGAATCCGTATAAAACTTTCCCGAAGGAATGTGCTCCAGCTTAGCGAAAGGATATTTACCATGATCGTACGGCCAACCTTTAGTACTTTGAACTAGCGTGTCACCAATAATAGTATACACGCCACCACTAGGAAATTGTTTAAACTTTCCTGGCTTAATCCAGCATTCAAGACAGAGAACGCTTTTTCTATTACGTGACACCTGAGCACCGAGAATATCTAACCAAGAATCATCCAGAACTTCATTCTGTCGATCCCCAGTATTATATTTAGCCTCAGGGTGATTAAGTTTTACCCATTCCTGGGTTTGTAGCATCGCATGAATAACAAATGATTGCTTCTCTAGATCAGGCTCACGAATATCAGGGACGAAAAGGTGAAAAGGAGTAATAGCATCAAAACAGATATCACCTTGAAGGCTTTCGCCATTTTTTCCTACACCATCTGCTACAGCATCTGGGTCCCACCCATTTTTAATATAGGCGTTTCCGCAAACCTGATTCCACCATAAAGCCCTACGGACTACAGCAGCTACTTTTTTATCCCTGAAAATGGAATCCCAAATTTGCTCACCAGCTTGAGCGGCAAACATATCGCGATCATCAGAGGTAGCAGGAACAACATTTGCCGTAGGTTTTTGGGAAGTAAGCCTAGCAAGTTCAGATCTAATAATAGGCTTAATACGATTAATAACAGGACGAGATCGCCAGTAAGGAGCAGGAGGAATATAAAGCTGTCCACCTACACCGGTAACCATAGACACTTGCTGTCTATAAGCTACATTTTGTTTCCCACGATAAAAGCACATATTCATATACCACGTACGCTCAACGTTTGCACGGTCAGCTTTTGCAGCATAAAAATTGCTTTTAGCCCAAGAAACAATCTTCGCTTTAGCTTCGTCTTCTGCGCCAGTATCCGCAACTTGATCTGATGCAGTTTTTACATCAGCTTCTGTCTGGCTCATAATTGACATTGATAACGCCTAGATCCTCTAGGATTTCGCTTAGTTCATCAGGATCTGTTTCTTCATCAAAAATCGGCGCTCCCACTCCATGCGAAGTAAGTAAACGCTTTGCTACAGATTCATCACTTTGAGAAGGTAGATCACTAAAGGTCGGCGAAGATGTCGGCTTCAATATTTGGTTCACTTGATTTAATGTTCTTGCGTCCGGGCTTACTAGAAGGCTCAGGAGATTTTGTATCATTATCTCCTGGCGCTTTGATTTCTTCTCTTGAAGTATCAGGACCAGAGATGTCAGAGCGAGGCAAAAACTCGACAGAATTAAGAACATGGCGAAGTTTTGCATTCTCGGCACCTAGTTGCTGATTTTCCAGAATAACTGCTTCTAGATTTGCTTTTAGACCGGTTACGTCAGATTCAGAAATATACTGAATTCCAGTTGCGATTTCCGCAAAACAATGAGTACAGAAGTAAACTACACCGTAGAAATCGAGATCAAATCCGATATCTACGAATTTTCTTCCGTCTCCTTCTCCCCCAGGGAATCCGCATATCGCGCATTTACCGGGGAGAGAAGTAGGGAAATCTATAACTTGAACTCTAAGGCTTGAGTTTTGCTCTCTCGACATCGAAATCCTTGAAAGCGTGGTCAGGGTTCAGGAAAAGCAGCGGATCTTCAATAGTTGAAAGAGCCCCTGCAATAATCTTTTGGAGTTTCTCGCTAAAGCGATTTCCCAAAAGATCTGCCCTAGCCAGAATTTCGTAAGCCATTCCCATGTCTGTCGTATCTGTATTATTAGTCGTACCGGGATTAGCTAGATTACGAAGTTCGTCTAGAGTAATTAAATGCCCACCAGCAGGACTATTAAACGCCCAAGCTTTAATCCAACGAGTTCCCTCATTTAGATTTGCTCGCTCGATTAACTCAGCGTTTAAATCCTTCGGCGGCTCGCTTTCGACTTTAACCTCAGGTTCTGGCTTTTTGGCTGCCGTCATCTTATCTACCTCCTTATCCCTAGTGTACGTGAGGTGTCGAGCTACCAAATTCCACCCATGTGTTCATCTGTTGAAATATTATACCTATATGCATTAGCCTTAGGTTCACGATTCCAAAATGGATCAGTATATCCCAGATCTAGATTTCGACCAGGCACACCCTTAAGCATAAGTTGAATCTCTTCTTTTTCCCTTTTATAGTCAATTTTTCTAGTAGAAGGTGCAAGCTCTGGAAGTGAAACAAAGAAGTATCTAGAAGAGTCTACAGCGTGATCGTCTTTCTTGTGTGGTTCGTCGTAATTACCATGCTTCTCTTGAAGCTTACGTGATTCACGAGTCTTCCACTTATAGCGACGCATTTCCCAAATTAATTTAGGACATGATTCAGTAATAAACCAATGACCTTCGTCGATATATCCCTGCATCCTAGCAATTCCAACTTTAACATCATTATTACTAGGTTTAACAGGATAGCCTTTCATAGAATATTCTAGGAGAATAGAATTTCCATTAATACCAGATCGCTGCCTAATAGCAGGATCGCCAATATAAAAGTCCGCTCTACGACCAAATTCGACTTCCATCTTTCGGAGCTGTTCGACGTGTTTCGGAATAGTCCATTCAGACCTATAATGCTCTGCAAAAGTAACCACAACATTACTAGGGCTGACAGCATGAAAGAGCCAGGCTGTTGGATTATTAAATCCATGGTCAAGACTTGCAATAATTCTCCAACCAGGAGGAATTGTTTTAGGATTAAATGAAGGAATTACATGCTTCTCGTAATCAAAAGTCTTGAAGATAAGTCCACCCATTTGAACGAACTTACCAGACTTACGAGCTTTTCTCTCTTCTGGTTCAAGGTCAGCAATGTAACTCTGAATTTCTACTGGAGATAGATAAGTATTTTCCTCCATGTCAACTTCGATAACATCTCTAGTCTCTCCAGGGATATCATCTTCAGACATGGCTGTTCTGTGACCTTTTTTAAAAGGTTCGTAAATCTTATCATAAACCCACGTCATACCTTCAACTGGGGTCATAGTAATCCACCAGTCGCCAGCAGTGTCAATAAGACGTGCTCGACATTCTTTCCAAATAGCGGACGGTGGCTCTTCGTCAAAATGAGTAAAATGTCGTGAAGCTCCAGCAAAAGCATTTAGATCTTGATCGTAAGACATAAATTCCAAAAAGCTACCATTAGCTAAAGTAAGTGTTCGTGTTCTAGAATTATATGAACTTTCCCAACTTCCATCAATTAAACAAGACGGAGGAATCCATTGTGTAATTGTAGGCTTGATAATTTTTTCGAAACCATTCGGAAAGTCAACGCAAACTAGTCGGCCTCGAATTGGTGGCTTTGGGGTTTCCCGATATGGATGTGTTCCTAAAAGCCACCAGATATCCTCGACAATTCCTCCGACAGTTTTTCCAGATCTGTTGCCACCAATATAAAGCCTTCCCCGTGAATCGGAATCATGAAACTTAACTTGCTTTTCGTGAGGCACGTATGAATTGGCATCAGGTCGAGTTGCAACCCTATTAATTCCAGAAGCCAAATCTGAAAGCAAATCAGATAAAGACGTCTCTTTTTTCCTGACCATGGCTCTCCCGAAATTTTACTGGGACAGGGTATCCGAGTGGCTTAAGTTTTGCCGGTTCGGGCCATATGTCAAGGGCGCTTCGCGTTTTCGCTCCGCGAAAATAAACCCTTGACAACTGTCCCTCATAGGACCGGCATACTGTCAGCCATCTCGGAATCCCCAGTCCTGGTTACCTTAATTAGGCTGTCGTCATATAAGTATATTGAACTCTCGCAAAGAAACTATTAGCAAGCCAAGCTGAACCTTGAGGATCGTTAACAGAAGAACCAATAAGTTGTGACTGGCCGGTTCCACCGTTATTATCCAAAGCTATTTGAAAACCGCCGGGGACAAGTTTAATAGCTCCGGCCCAATCGCGTCCATTATTGTGAACGAAAGCAGCGCCTGAACCTGGTTTTCCGGCATCTTGTGCAAAAGGTAAATTCCAAGTCCAAACTCCAGCAGTTCCAAATGTAGTCGTTGTTCCTGCTGCAACGTCAAACCACATAATAACTAAGGCAGCTAATTTAACATACTGAATTGTCATAGTTCCATTACCTAAAGTGGGAGGTGTTCCCGTTCCACTCCAAGTAGGTGTAAATGATCCTAAGTTAACTAATTGAAGTTCTTTAATGCTGGTGGCAGGAATATTTAATCCAAGCTGTCCTCCGTGATCATGGTTGCCGGGGGCTCCCTGATTAGGTCTATTACCTAATGTATGGTGTTGTGCAAGTATAGATGAGTCTAAATCACTAAATGCATGGTTTTGAGTAGAGTTGACACCCCCAGAATCGATAGCATTAATGTTAGTTGAAATGGGTGCAGGATTAATATTATCAAAAGCAGCTACAGGATTATCAGGATTTTGAACTGGAACGCCTGTAGGATTTGGATTAACTGTCAGATCTGGATCTTCTTTAGACGCCACCGTAATCACGCACCATTATTTGTGCTGTTCTGTCTGCGGCATCAGCAAAGAATTTACCCGTGTTAGTTGTATTGTCTCCCTGAACAGTTAAACCTATAGTAGCCTGACCAGTAATATTGGGAAACCATTCAAAGCCTTTATAGAAAGTATGAACTTCTGTAGCATCCAAAGGAACGGTGGATCTATAGCTAATAGCTAAAGTTGAAGATGTAGTAATAGATGCTCCTGCTGCCCATCTCCATCGAGAAGTACTCCCCCAATATCCATTTGGTTGAGGGTCGGTCACATTTTGAATGCTGTATGTAGCTTCTACAATATAAAGTCTGCCAGCCACTACGTTAACTGTCGCAGATAAACCAGATAAGGTTTCAGTATTTGTAATGTTAGCCGAAGCGGCCGTGACGACTACTGGAGCAGCTAATCCCCCTCTCGCAAACTTTCTATTTCCAATAAGAACCCATGCTCCATCTACGCCAATAAAAAGATTCTCTGTGTCCGTCTCGTAAACAAGTTGACCCTGATAATCCGGAACCAGATCTTTTGCCGAAGAGAGTACAGGAGTAAAGCCTACCTCGGCATCAATAAGGGACATGTTTGCATCGACATCTGTTAAAACTCTTTCCTGATCTACGTAATCAGGCTTTCTTAATTTAACTCGTGACGTATATGTTGCCATGTCAATTCCTTATGCGCTCGATAGACATATACGTCGGAGTTCCCAGATTAATATATGCATCAGAATCAGAACGTCCTACATTCTTTTTAAAGAACATGGTTACGCCATCTGATCCTGATGCAGCGGGAATCCATTCAAAGAATCCTGAAACATCGATACCTAGAGCCGGTCCACCCAAAATAGTTGAGTTATATCCATACGTTCTAGAGTGCAGGACGCTGGAGTTAGAGTTAAGCTTAAATGTTAATTTAAATGTATAGTTATATGGTCCTGCCCCACTAGGAGATTTCTGCCACTTCATAAATGCATTGTAACGAACTAGATACTTTAGTCCGCTTGTCACCGTCTCAACCAGATTCAGTACTGTAATATCTGATCCTGTGCTTGTTTGCTGGACTGCTTGAATATCAAAGTTAGTTTGTTCCTTAACAAAATTTGCGCCCTGAGCAATTTGCCAAGCTGAACCATTATAAATATTCGCTTGTTGATTAGCTCCGGTTGTGTCGTACCAAACTCTTCCTTGATAAGGGGAAGCGGGACTAGACGTTGCAAAAGATGCACCTATAGCTGCATCGATAAGTCCATAGTTACTTCCCAGTAAAGCTCCCCCGACATTCATTGCATCTGAACCTACCGGTAAAGCTAAACCTAATCTAGGTGACGTTGTCACATTAACTCCCGATGTCTTCTATCCAAAAGTTATTGGCTGACGAACTTGCGGGAGTCAAGTTTCCTGAATACGAATTATCTTTGCTTAGGAAAAGCCCGAGGGTAATTTGTGTGTTATCTGTTGCTTGAAACTCGGTCCATCCCTGGTAATTATTTTGTTGCCCGCCAGAGTTTGGGTCAAAGTAATCTATAAACTTACTAAAGATCAAAGCTCCAGAAGTTGTAACGGAAGCTCCGGAGGCAGACCTAATTCTTGCTTGCATTCCACCAGCAGCAAATTGTCCTGGGATAGATGAATTAAAAGTATAATGAATGCGGTATTTTCTTCCATTGATTTGTGTCATGGTTATAGATGCATAGGGTCCAATCTCTGTATTACTTACAGCGCTAGTCCCAGTCCATGCAACATAACCAACTTTACCAAATCCCCATTTAGGACTAAATAATTCTATCCATGCCGCCCCGTTCCATCCGTAGAGCGTTCTTAAAGTTTTGTCCCAGATAATTTGCCCAGTGAATGGAGTTAAAGGATAGGAGCCAGAGTTAAGACAAACCAATGCCTCTAATACGTCATCAATCTTTTGCATTTGAGGATTAATCGCAACCGCTACATCTGCTAAATCAGAGTTAACCGGTTGGGCTAAACCCAACTTAGAAGTCGTCATCTATTTCTCCTAGCAGTATTCCCGGTTGCGTAGCAACGGAGACCCGGCCCCCTACTTTTATATTTGTAGATGTAACGTCTTGTATTTCCTCCGCGATTGCTTGCAAAACACCAGGATCTTTAATATGTCTTTGAAGAATTTCCGTTAGCCTAATAATCAAAAGTTTAACGTTGTCTATGTCATTAGCAGCCCCCGGTCGATATCGACCTGAGACTTCATAAAGAAGTTTAGTAGCTCTAGTGTTTCCTGACGTAGCTTGACTAACTAAAGCAGCATCGATTTCTGGCATATGTTCGCCAAAAAGTTCAGAACCCTGTTGTTCAAGATAGCGTTTAAATGAAGGATTCTTTTTCCACTGATTATATTGTCCGATGCTAACCCCGAGAGGTTTAAGCTTTTCTGAAATAGCCCTTCGATCTAGAGGATTTAAAACAACCGATGCGGCAGCGAGTTGAATGTCAGAAAGGACTTTAGATGCCCCGCGTCCATATTTAAATTGTTGGGCGTGCCTATTGGATTTGTTGGGAGGATCGATAACTTCAATGTCAATCGACCGGGCTGTGAAGTTCTTCTTAACGATTT